CGGGCCCTCCTTATGTGACTCGTACTCTTTGTCGATGAGTGAGGCGATGGTATTCAACGGCTCCGGAACTGCCGTCATTTTTTCCACGGCGGCGTGGCCGCCTTGACTGCCGGGGCTGTGGCGGGCTTTGCTGCCTTCGGAGCCTGCTGGATAATGGTCCCTCCACTCTCCGGAGCCTTGAACCCGCGTATGTCGTTCTGGTCCTCATACTGTCCCGTTTTGTCCTTGCGGATGCCGACTTTCACCTGTACATTACCTCCAACAAGCTGGTCAGTATCCTGAATGCGGTCCATTCCAAGGGAGCGGAGCAGGTCACCGAACTGCTGACGTCCGATGCGCTCTGCCTCCGCCGACGGGTTCTGGATGTTCAGATTGCCGAAAACCACGCGTCCCTGGTGCGTCGGCCCCGTGACGTCGCAGCGGATTTTTACGTACTTGCCGCGTCCGTCTTTCGTGTCTTTTACGTCCGTTTCTGTAATGGTGGCCGTGTACCATCCTGCAGGGATTAGGTCATATCCTCCACTTTCGGGAAGTTCCTCAAGTACGATTTCCTGTTCAAGCAGCGCCATTATGCAACCTCCTCTTTAATCTCTTCAACCACAAAACCCACTTTCCCTGGCGTGGTGGTGATCGCGTCAGAGAACAACTTCGTCACCGTCTCGTCTGCGCCTTTCCAGGCTTTAGCGTCAATCTCCGGCTTCCACCGGAAAAGGACATTCGTGTACTCCTCCAGTCCGAATTGTGCGGAGATGTCCCGTACCCTGTTCCCGTCAACTTTGCGGTTGAACTTGCGGGACGCCTTGATTTTGTACGGCCCGTCCTCCCAGGTTTTGCTTCCCTCCCAGTCGTCAGGGATACCTGCGGACATCTCGACTTCCAACGCATTCCGAAGCGCCCTTGCTTCGTCCTCACGCCTTTTCAGCTCCAACCACTGCGCGTATAGGCTATTCATTTGTGGTCCCTCCAATCTTGCTGATAATCACCCCAAGGTCAGGTTCTTCCCATGGAGAGAGTTTTCCGGAGCGGTCCTTGGCGAGCCAGAGTCCGTCAGACTCGCACATCAGAGCCCTTTGTGTCGCTCCCTCGGAGTCACGTTCGACTCTGAGCGCTAGAACCTCGTCAAAAAAGTAGGGCAACTGCTGCCCAACCTTGTTTCCAGGCAGAGACGGGTAATACAGCAACCGCCCCATCTCATCCTGTGTTTTTTCCATCTTGGCTGAGAAATAGACATGTTTGCCGGGTAAATCTCTAAAGGCCCGTATCAAGTCCGTCATCTGGTCAGCCATAGCCCCGTAGGCCTGCCGTGGGTCTTTGGCAGTTTTCTTTTCAGAGCTCAGGACCACCTCGGCAATTTCGCTGATGGAGTCGAGCGCAACCGCGTCAAAGCCTTTCGTCTCGCTAGAGTCAATGAGCCACTTGTAAGCCTCCGTTAGCGTGGCGAGGTTGGAAATCTCCACATACGGAATCCCCGTCCCCTGGAGCGACAACAACCCACCCTCCGCCGAGAGGATCACCGGACGCGGGAGCGTCCGTATCAGGTGCGTTTTCCCTGCTCCGGCTTGTCCGTAGACAAGCACCTTGACGCCGTTGACGCTGACGTCGTTTGTATTGCGCAAATTAATAGCTATCTCACACACACCCTTCCAAAAATGATTGCCTTAACTTCCATCTCGAACTTTTTTGCCAGTTCGACTATCTCCAAATATTCCTCATGCTTCCTGCATCCGCCATCCCACGGCTCACCCTCGCCCGGACAATCGTTCCATTCCGGATCGTAGAACGTGGCCTCTGAGTGTTCCGCGTGCGGACAGTCTCGGCACATCATTTCCTGTACGTCCTCCGCTATGGCCTCCATGATTTTTTCTGCGATACTCATGGCTTTACCTCCTGTGGAAAAGTGGTAGAATAAAGGCAGACAAAAAATCCGGCTGCCTGCCTCTCTTCCCTGTCCCGTCCCGCTCGCCTGCGGGGCGGGAGTTTTTATTAATCCAATACTGCGTCGATAAAAATCTCAAGCTCTTCACTGTCCATGTTTCCGCCTCCCGTAGAGTCGAGCCAACATCCAAGCCACCGTGATGGATTCCACCAGGTCTTTAACGAGACAAACGCCGCTGATGGACACGTCTCAACCTCCTGTAATCAATGACAGTCATGGTTATCCATCCCACCGCCACCGCGCTCAACATGCAGGCCATGTACGCCTGCTCAAACGCCCATGTCTCAACCATTCCAAGCCACCCTGAAGGCTCCCTTAACGCCTTCCCTGAGTTCCCTGCGATACCGCTCCGTACCGATCCGGAACGCCTCCGGAAGGGTGAGCGGGATTTGAAACGCCAGCGCGAAGACTGTTGCCACGAGGTAAAGTCCTCGGTAATCCCTTAAAAACCGAACAAGCATAAAATTCCCCTCCTTTTCTTTTCGTTATCCATCGCCCGCCGTTCGAGTACGGCGAGTTCGCGTAACTTAAGGCTCCTGATTGCTATTGGTAACGGCCACCGTTCTTCTCGGAGTGCCCGCCCGAGTTCCGGCAAAAGAGGCTTGGTATAAGGCCCGGTAATCGCGCCACTCCTCTTGAGTAGCCGGAAGTCGATATCTCGGTGTTCGTGGGCTGAAGTATTCAACGTCAAGCACTCCCCTTTCTGCTAACCGTCTTATGGTGCTGACGGAGACGGTCAGGATTTGCGCCGCCTCCGAGCAGCGGAAAAAGAGTTGGTTCACAGTGTCACCTACGAGTTCATAGCGTCTTGCATTTCCTGAAGTGCTGCTTCGTCCTCGCGGATAAACATCCTTTGCTGCCGTGATTCCTTCCACTTGCGCCTTATTGCGTCAATCATTTCGGTAATCATGTCTCCCACTTTTTGCGCTCTGGCTTCAGTGATAATCTGCAAGTGCCTGACCTGTTCCAGTTCAGAGATTGACATTTGAGATTCAGACTTGTAGGCTTTTCGCCCATTGCTCTCATCAATCCTGACCGACCACCCGCCAGCATTTCTGAGCGTCTGCCGGACAATCGCCTTTTTCGCCATGGTGATAAGTTCTTCGTCTGTGGCGGTTATCTCAAGGTAGGGCATAGCCTCATCAACTGTGATTCCCTGTTGTGAATCCATTTGCCTTTTAATTTCTTCACAAAACACGCAACGCACCACCTTTTTTGAAATTGCCGCGTATATCACGGATGGCGTTTTTAACATCGTTCGCGGCGCACATAACTGAGTCCATCATGTTTTCCGCTTCATCAATCTGCTGGATCGTCAAGTCTCCGTTTTTCGCCAGTTCCACCAGGTTTTTAGCAAGGGTCTTATGAGTCATGATTAAGGTAATGACTCCGTCGAAACTCGCCTCGACCTTTGCCTTTGAGCGCTCCTTTTTGAGCACTTCTATTTCAGCCCGCAAATGTGTCGCCTTCTGCTCTTCACCATGGAGGGCGTTAAGGTGTTTTAACTGCTCTTCCTGTTCTCTGAGTCGCTTTTGAATGTCGGGTGGTATAACGGGTTTTTCCACAACAATTGGTTCAGGTTTTCTCTGTTCGGCCTCGGCAAGTTTTCGTTGTAGGGCCTCAATTTCGTCGTGCATCTCATCGTCATGTTCCCTATGTCCCTGTTTGAGGTTTTCGAGGAACCGCACCTTCTCTTGGAGTGCTGCTATTTCTTCAGCGGCGGAGGATGTTTTAATGGTGGGTTCATGTTCGGTTTCCGAACTTTTCTTATTTACGATTTCCGATACATGACCTTTCGACAGCCCCACCGCCTGCGCGATGTCCTTCTGCCTGTGCCCCGCCTCCACTAACCTCCTGATGAGCGTGTCGCGGTCCTCTTTCGAGAGGTTGCGCCTTCCGAGCTGGTTCAAGTCCATCCATGCCTTTACGGCCTCAATGTTTGGGAATGACCTGTAAACAACTGAATAGGGGATTCCGTTCCTCCGGCATATCGTCAGCCGGTGGTGTCCGTCAACCAGCACGTTTTCTTCTTCCCATACAACAAGAGGGTCACGGCATCCATCCGCTAAAATTGACTCTTCGAGTAGTTTGTTTTCTTCATCAGACTGCTTCCTGATGTGTGCTTCTAAAACTGGATGTATTGCGAAAGGTTCTCTGTCCAACACCCTTCCCTCCTTTCTAAAAAGCTGTGTTCCTTTATTTGGTTTTCAAGCTCCTCCCGCTGTGTATCCCGTAGGCTCCTACCTGTCCGGAGCGGGTTGAAACTGTTATCCGTAAATCTCTTCTATGGATACCCCGCAGGCCTCAGCGATTTTTGGAATGACGTCTGCGGGGGGTATCCTCTTGCCCGTCTCCCATCGAAAAATAGTAATGGGAGCATAACCAATTTGGTTACTCAGTTCCCGCCTACTTAGACGGGCTTTTTCCCGGTAATCCCTTATCCTCATCTCACCCCTCCTTTCTTTTCATTTTGTATAATAGCATCCAAACGGATATCTGCAAATAGGACTTTTGGCCTATTTTAAACCATACTGGATACACTTGTACCCAATGCGGACTATTGATATAATTTAGTCGAATGGATAAACTAGACAGACTAAAGTTATACATTTGGGGGGGTTAGAGAGCGGATATACATTTTTTTATACAAACTGTAAAAGATGGGACTTATGGCCTATACCAATACCGGAATAAGGGTGTTATACTTTACTCAGGTTGAAGGGACATTGAAAACTAAATAGAGGAGGCGGTACAGATGACGAAGGCGGAAATGATGCGGGACTTGCAAAGAGCAGGAAAAGACATAGCGGAATACCAGAACCTCAATAAGGCGGCAATAACAATACACCACGACAAAATGATACAAGAGAGGTTACAGAACAATTTTGAAACAATACGGCGGATGGACATCAGAAGCAAATTAGAGAAGTACTAACGGCACGGAGGGGCGCAAGCCCCTCCACTACAAAAAAA